CTGAAACTTTCTCGCCGGTACCACTTGGGCTCATTTTTTGAGAGGAAACGCATATGCCGCGTGCGCCTAAGCCGCCGAATACCGCTATTGACCGGCGGAATGGCCAGAAGCTGGCTCTCGCCGGCGTTGCGCTTGAGCCGTTCGGCCTTCCGGGGCGCAGTGACCGGCGGAAGTACCATCCGCGGGTGCTGGCGATGTGGGAGTCGCTGTGGGCTGATGAGCGGCTGGCGGCGGCGTTGTCGCCGGTGGACCGGGAGCTGCTGGTGCGGTGGGCGCAGGCGGTTGACGATCATGTGAAGGCGACGGCGGCGGCGTGGGCCGACCCGATCGCTAAGGGGTCGATGGGGCAGGCGGTTGAGTCGCCGTATTTCGGGATCGCGGCAAAGGCGCTGGCGGCTGCGGAGCGGTGCGAGCAGCAGATCGGCATTGGCGCGCTAAATAGAGCGAGACTCGGAATTGCCATACTGGCGGAGGCGAGGTCGCTGGCGGACTTGTCGGCGGCGTTCCCTGGTGACGGCGGAGGGATGGGCAATGAGCGAGACCCCAGGCGTGCCTGAGCGCGGGCTGACCGAAGACGAGTACGCGGCCCTGCTGCCCGTCATGGCGGCGAAGCGCGCTGAGGAGCTGAACGCGCTGTTCGCGGACAGGCTTCCCCCTGGCATGGAGTTCGCGTGGGTGCCACCCGCCGCCGAGCGGTGCACCTGTACGGATGCCGGCGGGATGGTCGAGGTGCGCGGCGGCCGGTGTACGTACTGCCGGAAGCCCTATGCCGGCTGAGTTCGGCTGCTGCGACTCGTGCGGCTGGCGGCCGGAGGACGGCGAGCTGTGGCCGAGCGAGGGCCCGCGGGCGGTCTGGTGGATCCAGCGCTACTGCGTGTGCGGTGAGGGCGACTGGTACGGCAAGCCGATCGTGCTCAGGGACGACCAGAAGCTGAGCCTGTTCCGCTGGTATGAGTACTGCGGCGGCTGCGGCCGGTGGCGCTACAGCCACTGGGTGCGGACGGAGGCGACGGGCGGCGGCAAGACGACGTTCATGGCCGCGGTGATGGCGCTGGAGCTGGCCGGCCCGCCGGAGATCTCGCCCGTGTCGCCGGTGATCACCTCGGCCGCGAACAGCTGGGACCAGGCGAACAAGCTGTTCGGGGCGGCGTCGATCATGTGCGGCGGCCGGGAGGGGCACAAGGTCGACGAGTCGCCGCTGAAGGGCTACTTCGAGGTCTACGACTCGAAGATCATCCGGGCGGACGGAAAGCCGGGCGAGATCAACAGAGTCGCCGCGGTGGCCGGGACGAACGAGGGCGGCCTGCCGTCGCTGTTCGTCGTCGACGAGGTGCACGAGCTCGGCGACGTCGGGGAGACCCGCGTCCGGATGCACGTGGTCATCGGCAAGAGCACGAACAAGCGCCAGCTCCGCTGCGAGATCCCCATCAACGACGTGGAGAGCTACGGCGGCCCCGGCGAGATCACCGTCAAGGGCGACGGCAGGCGGTACGCGGTGGTGAAGCGCGGCCCGGGACGGATCATCGACATCAGCACGGCCGGGTTCGACATCGACCACTCGTTCTTCGGCGGCCTGTACAAGCACGGGAAGGACGCGCTGCGGAACCCGGCGGTCGCGCCGCGGCTGCTGTTCGAATGCTGGGAGGCCCCGCCCGGCCTGGACTTCCGCAAGCCGGAGGACCGGCTGAAGGCGGTCATGGCGGCGAGCCCGGCCGCGGGGATCCTGTGGAACCCGATGGACCGGGTGAACGAGTGGGACGACCCGAAGATGCCCCACACCGACTGGGGGCGCTACTACGGGAACCGGTGGGAGAAGATCCCGGAGGACTCGTGGCTGAAGGACCACCCGGGCAAGTGGGAGGCGTGCCAGGGCTCGTGGACGATCCTCGGTGACGAGCCCACGGTCCTGGCGGTCGACATGGCGCTGAAGCGGGACTCTGTGAGCGTGGGGGAGTGCGCGCAGCTGGCCGACGGGCGCATCGCCTACACCACGAGGATCTGGTACCCCGAAGACCGGAAGATCGACCACCTCGAGGTGTGGAAGTACATCCAGGACCGGGCGGCCGAGCTCGGCCAGCGGTACCGCGGCCTGGTGTACGACCCGCGGTTCTTCGAGATCCCGGCCAGGCTGCTCGAGGAAGAGGGGTTCCTGGTGATCGAGTTCAACCAGGGCCCGGCGCAGATGGTCCCGGCGTGCGGGGCGGCGTTCGACGCGATCGTGGCCGAGCAGATCGTTCACGACGGCGACCAGGAGATGTCCCGGCAGGTGCTGGCCGCGGCGAAGCGCGAGCAGGACCGCGGGTTCACGCTCAGCAAGGGCAAGAGCCGGATTCACATCGACGCGGCGATCACGCTGTGCATGGGGGTGGACGCGCTGGTGAGGCTGGCGCCTGCGGTGGAGTGGGAGAACACGGTCTGGTAGTGGTGTCAACCTCTACTTGAGGTTTAATCTTGTGAGCGACCCCCCGTGGAGGTGCCCTTGGCCGTTGTCGCGCTGGCTGCGCTGCCCCCGTGCGCTGGCTGCGCTGGCGGCGGTGAGGTGAACGGGCTGGAGTGCCGGGAGTGCGGCGGGTCGACGCGGGCGGGGCGGTTGCCGCGGCGACGGCTTCGGTCGCTGCTGGCGGGGCTGCTGGACTCGGCCGCGGCACCCGCTGGCAAGGCCGTGGGGACGGCGCTGAAGTGGTCGATGACGCTGCCGGGGCTGGCTGGCGCGGGAGCGGTCAGTTACGGGCTGGCGGCGGTGGCTCATTCGCTGGTGCCGCGGGTTCCGCTGCTCGGCGTGGTCCTGGTGGTGGCGGGCGGGTTCGCACTGGCACTGGACCGGCGGCTCTTATGGTCTTCATCGAGCACGACGACGGCAGCACCATATCCACGGTGCCGGTCTCCAGTGACGAAGTGGTCGTCCGCCGGGATGACCTGCTCCAGTGCCTGCAAGTCGCGTACTGGCGTGCGGGGCTGATCGATCCGCAGGCGGGGATACGGCTGAAGGAGGCCCTCGGGATCGGCGAGGCCGAGCTCGTGCCGAAGCCAGGTCCGCACTGATGGCCGTCTTCTCGGGGCCGAGGGAGCGCACGGCGCAGGCACGCCCGCAAGAGCAGCGGATCGCGCAGCTCGCCTTTGTGGAACCTCCCCTGGGAGCCCACATCCACGCCACGCAGGAGCTGTACGGGTCCGGCGGAAGCCCTGAGCAGTCGCTGTACCACAGCACGGTGTGGGCGTGCTCGGACCTGATCGCCAGCCTGATGCAGATGCTGCAGCCGTGGGCGTTCAAGCTGCCCCCGAACGGCGTGGCGACGCCGATGCACGGCCCGGGGATGGGCTCGGCGGGCACGCCGGTCAAGGTGAGCCAGCAGCCGCAGATCCTGAACGAGCCCGCCTACGACATGGACATCGGCGAGTGGCTGTACGCGGCGACGCTCGCCCTGATCAGGGGCAACGTGTACGGGTCAATCGTGGACCGGGACCGGATGGGGTACCCGCAGCAGATCGAGCTGCAGGACAACGACAAGGTCATGGTGCGGAAGCTGCCCAGCGGGACGCCCGAGTACCGTTTCAACGGCGTGGTGCAGACGGACCTGAACTCGGTGTGGCACCGCAGGATGTTCCGCCGCGCCGGGCACCTGACGGGCATGTCGCTGCTGCAGTACAGCGAGCGGGACGTGCGGCTCGGCCTGAACGCCGCGGACTTCGCCAGCGGGTTCTTCAGTGACGGCGCGCACCCGTCCAGCATCCTGACGAACGACTCGCAGGCGCAGCTGAACCAGCGGGACGCCACCACCATCAAGCAGAAGTTCATGGCCGCCGTCCACGGCAGCCGCGAGCCCGCGCTGCTCACCGGCGGGTGGAAGTACCAGCAGATCCAGGTCAACCCGACCGACTCCCAGTTCGTGGAGACCGAGCAGCAGGTTGACCTGAAGGTGTGCCGCCGTTTCCGGGTGCCGCCGGAGATCGTGGCGGTGGCGATCTCCGGCTCGTCGATCACCTACGCGAACGTGGAGCAGCGGTCACTGGACATGCTGACGTACACCATGCAGAGGTGGATAACCGCGTGGGAGCGGGCGCTCGGCCGGATGCTGCCCCGCGGCCAGTACACGTCGTTCGACCTGTCGCCGCTGCTGCGCACGGACATCCTGACCCGCTGGCTGGTGAACCACGCGCAGATCGCCAGCCGGGTGGTGACGCAGGACGAGGTGCGCGAGGGCGAGTCGCTGCCGCCGCTGACGCCTGAGCAGCGCGAGCAGGTCAACGCGATGCCGCTGCAGCCGATGCTGCCGAAACTGAGCCAGGGACTGTAGGGGAGGGACCGTAATGGACTTTGAGCGCCGGATGCGCCGGATGGCGATGCGGGGCGTGCCGGAGCGGCTCGCGATGTCACTGGCCGGCGGCGGCGTCGAGATGCGCAGCAAGCCGTCCGGGCACGGCACGACCGACTTCGAGTGGCGCGGCTACGCGTCGGTCTACGATGCGGACTTCCCGATGTGGGATCAGAGCGGCGAGCCGTTCACCGAGTCGGTGGCGCAGGGCGCGTGCCGGCGGTCGCTGGCCAACCCGAACCTCGACGTGCCGTTCGTGTTCGGCCACTCGGAGTTCGGCATCCCGTTCGCGAGGACCGCGGCCGGGCGTCCCTCGGGCGGCACGATGAAGCTGTCGGAGGACTCCCGCGGGCTGCACGTGCACGTCCCGTCGATGGACGGCCGCCGCGTGGACGTGCAGGCGCTGGCCAGCGCCGTGGAGCGGGGCGACGTCACCGAGATGTCGCTGGCGTTCGTCTGCAACCGGCAGCAGTGGGACGACGCGTACGAGCACCGCACGGTGCAGGAGATGGACCTGCACCGCGGTGACGTGTCGGCCGTGATCCACGGGGCGAACCCGGCGACGGCGGGCGCGTGGATGGGGCCGGTCGAGCAGCTCGCGTTCCGCCGCCCGGCGGCGATCGGCGGGCCGGTGATGCTAGAGCGCCGCGCGGCCATGTCGCTGGCCGAGCAGCACGGGCACCCGGGGCGGCCGTGCGTGGACCCGGACGGCGACGGGGACTGTGACCTGACGCCGGAGGGCGACACCGACCATGACTACTGGTCGGCGGACGGCCGCCAGCTGAAGCCGCTGCCGGGCGAGGAGCGGTCGGCGGGCGTCCCGTACGAGCTGCTGTCGGTCACCGCGGCGGAGCGGGACAAGGCGCACGCCGCGGGCAACTCGCTGCCGGACAAGTCGTACCCGATCAACAACGTGGCGCAGCTTCACTCGGCTGCGGTCCTGGCGGCGTCGCACCACGGCGACTGGAAGGCGGCGCAGGCCCTGATCCGCAGGCGGGCGAAGGAACTCGGGGTGGACGTGAGCACGCTGCCCGGCTTCGGCGAGGAGAAGTCGTCCGGGCGTCCGCTCGAGCTGCGCGCGTCCGCGGCCGACAACATGGACCTCGCGGCCAACCCGGACTACGACGCGGACGCCGCGGAGCATGACGTGATGACGGGCACCCACACGCACCCGGTGCCCCACACCCACGTCGGCGACAACGACCATTCCATCGGCCAGTCGGCGACGGTGACCGTGGACGCGTCCACAGGTATCCCCGGCGAGGAGTCGCAGTACTCGGCGGCGCGGGACCGGGAGCGGCTGCGGCGCGAGCTTGAGCTTGAGGAACTTGCCTGCCGCCCCGTGCTGACCGCATAATTACATCGACGTGATTTAGCCAGGACGCACCCGGCTCGCCGCTCGCTCACAGGCCAGCGGTACCCGGCCCGCTCCACGCAGATCGATTCCCCATCTCTGCGTGGAGGGCTCTGTGCCTGACGACGGCCTGACGGGCCAGCTTGAGACGCGCCGCGCGTCCCTTATCGCGGCCAACCGTGAGCTTCTGTCCGCGTCGGCTTCCCGGCCGATGACGGACGACGAGACCGCGCGCTACGACGCGAACATGACCGAGGTCAGGGCGCTGAACACGCGCCTGGACGACCTCGCGGCGGAGGCGCAGCGCGAGGAGCGCGCCCGCGCGGCCCGCGCCGACGGCACGACCACGGTCGCCGACGACGGCGGCGCCGGCGCCCGCGCCAGCGGCGTGCAGGTCACCAGCGAGCCGATGACGTACAGCCAGCACGGCCCGAACTCCTACTGGCTGGACCTCGGCCGCGCCCAGCTGAACCGCGGCGACGCCGACGGCGCCCGCGAGCGCCTGAACCGGCATGCCGCCGAGCTGCGCGTTGAGCTGCCGAGGCGGCAGGAGCGCCGCGCCCGGATCGCCCGGGACCGCATCGAGAGCCTGCACGCGGGCTCGCGGGCCGAGGAGCGGGCACTTGAGCGCTTCTACGGCGCGGGCGGCAAGGTGTTCGAGCAGCGCGCGATCAACCGCACCGACGGCACGGGCGGGTATTTCGTCCCGCCCTTGTGGCTAATTGACGAGTACTCCGAGTACCTGCGCGCGGGCCGGGTGCTGGCGAACCTGTGCCGCAACGTCCCGCTTCCCGGCGGCACCGACAGCATCAACCTGCCGCGGATCACCACCGGCACGGCGACCGGCCCGCAGACCTCCGACGGCGCCGGCGTGCCGGGCCGCGACATGGCCGACAACTTCTCCAACGCCCTGGTGCGCACCGTCGCCGGGCAGGAGGACGTGGCGATCCAGCTGCTGGACCAGTCGCCGATCGCGTTCGACAACGTGATCAGCCAGGACCTGATGGCGGACCACGCGATGCAGGTCGACGGCCAGGTGCTGCTCGGCTCCGGCTCGTCCGGGCAGGTGACGGGCCTGTACTCGCACGGCACGATCACCGGCGGGTCGACTGAGGCCGTCATCGTGAACACGGTGACCGGCACGACCACCGCCCAGTGGGTGGGGACGAACTCGTTCTACGCCGGCGCCGGGGCGCTGATGTCCCAGATCGCGCGGAACCGGTTCCGGCCGGTTACCGCGGTGGTGTCGAACCCGGCGGCCTGGTACGCGCTGGCGACGGCGGCGGACGGCAACAGCCGGCCGCTGGTGGTGCCGAGCATCCAGGGCCCGTTCAACGCGGTCGCGGACTTCAGCCCGGGGGTTGCGGCCGAGGGGCCGGTCGGGTCGATCCTGGGCCGCCCGTGGTACCTGGACGCGAACATCCCGCTGACGTTCGGCGGCGCGACCACCAACCCGTCCATGTCGACGACCTCAGCCGGGCACGTGGCCCCGACGGACGGTACCGGCTCGGGCAACACGTTCACCCCGTTCCTCGCGGGCGTGTGGGACGACATCCTCCTGTTCGAGGGCGACCTGCGGACCCGGGTCCTGCAGGAGATCCTGTCGGGCACGCTGCAGGTCCGGTTCCAGGTGTACTCCTACGTGGCGTTCATGAAGGACCGCTACCAGGACGCCAACAGCCGGATCGTTTCGTACGGCAACGCGAACTCGGGCACCACGGCCGGGGCGGCGCTGTCAACCGGCTCGGGCGGCGGGCTGGTGAACTTCTGATGAGCGACCTGGTTTCCGGCAAGTACCCGGACACGTTCGAGGAGTGGATGCTCGACGGGCAGCCCGCTCAGCCGTACCGCACCACGATCAGCCGCCGGGACATCCTGTCGACGGGCGTGACGCCCACGGTCAACGCGGTGTGCGTCTACCCGGTGGTCGTGCAGCAGGGCGACGTGATCAACTTCATCTCGATCGGGGTGAAGACGGCCACCGCGGCGACCGCTTCGCACGGCTGGGCGGCGCTGTACACAGGGCTCACCACGTCGGCCACCCTGATCGCGCAGTCGGCTGACGACACTTCCGGGTTCCACGGTTCCGGCGCGCTCCAGAAGTTCGCGCTCACCGCCGGGTACACGGTGGGCTCGGCGCCGGGGTCGACAGGTACCAACGGGCCGCTGGTGCTCGGGGTGGCGCTGTACAACAGCTCGTCCGGCGCGGGCGGCGCGCTGGACGGCATGACCGGCTCCAGCGTGGCCGGCGGCGTGCTGGTTTCCGGGCAGGTGCCGATGGCGTTCAGCGCCGCGCTGGCCGCGACGGCGACCGCCCCGGCGAACCTGTCCGGGTTCACCGCCCTGACCGGCGGCGTGCCCTACATCGCGCTGAGCCGCACCTGATGGCCGGCCGCGCGCACGTGCTGGGCGAGCTTCAGCGTGAGCTGGCGGCGGCCCGGGACGTGCGCGCGGACGCTTACGCGGCCGAGCTCGAGGAGCGCATCGCGCGGCTGTCCCAGGGGGCGGCCGTGAACCCGGCAACTGAGAAGACGGCCGCGAGGCCGGCAAGGAGCAGAAATGGACATCGCGCAGGCGGTGCAGAACATCCGGCAGCACCTCGAGGCGGTCAAGGCTGACGTCGAGGCGAAGCTCGAGCATGACCTCCCGGGCATTGAGAGCTGGGCGCACGCGGCCTCGCAGAACCCGGCGGTAGCTGCCTTGTCCGCCGCGGTGCACCTGCCGGAGGCCCCGGAGGCGCTGGCGGCCCTGGCGAGCTTCATCGGCGCGGTTGACACCGCGATCGGGAACGCGAAGGCGGCGGCCGCAGCTCAGGCTGAGGCCGACCAGCAGGCGGCGCAGGCGGCTGACGTCCCGGCCGCGGCCTGACCGTCCCTAACTAGTTAGCCGAGGGAGGTGAGGGGCAGTGCCCGCGACGTCACCGTGGTACCAGGGCGCGGCCGTGCCCCTCACCTGGACCAGCACTGACACATCCGGCAGCGCGTTCGAGGGCACATCGGTCACGCTGACGGTTACCGCGCCCGACGGCACGACTTCCTCGCCGTCGGTCACGCACCTGGGCAGCGGCTCGTACTCGGCGGCCTTCACGACGACCCTGGCGGGCCATCACCTGGTGGCGTGGACGGCGACGGCGACGGGCAAGGCGGACGCGTTCAGCGACAGCTTCGAGGTGCAGCCGTCCTCTGACCCGACGATCGTCAGCCTGGCGGAGGCGAAGGAGATCCTGCAGCTGACCGGCACGACGTCGCAGGACATGCTCTTGCAGGGGTACAACGCGGCGGCGACCGAGGTGGCCGAGTACATCTGCGGGCCAGTGGTGACGCGGCAGGTGGCCGAGGTGGTGCGGGCGCAGGGCCGGGTGATGACGCTGAGCTTCGCGCCGGTGCGGACGGACCTGGGGACGGCGCTGGACCCGAGCAACCGCCGCGACGGGTCGACGACGAACGGGATCGTGAGCGTGACGCCGCTGCTGTCGTACGGGTTCATGTACGACCTGAGCCAGCTGCTGACGGACCCGGACACGGGGCAGGTGCGGCATTTCGCCGGGCTGCCGTTCTTTTACAGTGGCGACCCGTACGCGCAGTTCAAGGTCGTCTACTGGGCTGGCCGGAAGATCGTCCCGGCGGGGGTTTACCAGGGCGCGAAGATCATCCTTGAGCACCTGTACCAGGTGAAGCGCGGCGGGGTGGGCGCGCAGGACGTGGCGGCGGGCGAGTCGACCACGGTCCTGCCTGGTTTCGGGTACGCGGTGCCGAACCGGGCGCTGGAGCTGTTCGCCACCGCGTCCGGCGCGGCGTCGAGGGCGGTGTTCGCGTGACCACTACCTCGGCCGTCCCGGCGGTTATCGACTACCTGGTCGCGGCGGCGAAGGCGTCGCCGCTGCTCGGCCTGGCCAGCCCGCCGGTGAGCGTGTTCGACGGCCCGCAGCCGCCGGTGGCGACGCAGGCGCTGCCCCGGGTGCTGTGGATCGGCGCGGACGCGACCAACCCTGACGCCACGGTCGCTGACGCTACCCAGTCGTGGCCGGTGATGGACCACGCGCGGACGAAGGACGAGGACACCGACATCATCTGCTCGGCGCAGCACTGGTCGGGTGACCCGTCGAACAAGGTGCACCGGGACGGGGCGGCGGCGATCGTCGCCGGCGTGGAGACGATGCTGCGCGGCGATGGCAGTACCGGCCCGGGTGACGCGAAGATGGGCGGCCTCGCGCTCTGGTCGGGGGTTGATGTCGGCCAGTGGACCCCGCGGCAGGTCGCGGGCGGTGTGGCGTGGCTCGTCACCTTCAAGATCATCTACCGGGCCCGCCTCATTACGACAGGAGCGTGACGTGCAGCTTCGCAATATCCGCCCGTTCAGCCAGTACGTCCCCGGTGACCTGGTTGAGGTTCCGGACGGCTCGGCGGCGGACCCGTTCTACTGGGAGGCCGTCGCGCCGCCCGATGACCCGCCTGCCGATGACCCGCCGCCCGCGGATCCTCCCGCGCCTGAGGCGCCCGATCCTGCCCCGGCTGACCCGCCGCGGCTGCCTTACCCGGCTAAGGAGATGTGACCATGGGCCTTTCCGCTGGCCTCGGTGCCCAGTGGTGCGCGGTCGACGAGGTGACCTACGGTGTCGCGCCGTCGCTGTCGACGGCGGTGTTCACGGCGGCCGACAACGACAGCCTGCAGCTGAAGAAGGGCCCCAAGCAGGGGACGGGGATCTTCGCGGGCAGCCTGGCGCCGCGCGGCGCCCGGCGCCGGGTGACCACGTGGGCGGCGCAGGGCGCGCTGCCGATGGACCTGCCGATGCGGCAGCTGAACCCGTGGCTCAAGCGCATGTTCGGGAGTTACGGGCAGGCTGCGACCACGCTGACGCAGGACGCCTCTACCGGGGCGTACGTGGCTTACCACGCGCTCGGTGACCTGTTCGGGCACTCGTTCACGCTGCAAGCGGGCAAGCCGACCGTCGACGGCGTGACGGAGCCGTTCACCTACACGGGCTGCAAGGTGCAGGCGTGGGAGGTCGCGTGCCAGCTGAGCGCGATCGCGAAGCTCACGCTCACGATCGAGGGCCGTAACGAGCTGAACGGCACCTGGAAGGACAGCTTGAACGGGTCGGTGCCCACCTTGCAGCCCTACGTGGCGCCGGTGTCGGGCCTGCCGTTCTCGTGGATTGACGGCGGGGTCTACTACGGCGGCACCCCGTCGACGGCGCCGCTGATCGCCACGCCGTCCGCGCCGACGACCGGGACGGCGGCGTCCGGCGGCACGGTCCTGGCGGGCACCTACCAGTGCGTGGTGTCCTACGTGAACTCCCAGGGGGAGACGATCGGGTCGACGGCGACGCCGCAGGTCACCAGCGGGTCGACGTCGACACTGACGGTCAACTCCCCGGCCGCGGCTCCCTACGCGACCGGCTGGTACGCGTACGTGTCGCAGGCGGGCGGCGCGGCGGGCACCGCGACGCGGCAGCAGGCGCCGGGGGCGCCGACGAACATCGGCACGAACCTGACCCTGACGGCGCCGCCGACGAGCACCGGCGCGGTGTGGCAGTCGGCGAACACCGCCGGGGTGCTCACGACGGTGAGCGGGGCGACGCTGGCGGGCAACGTCACCGGGTCGATGTCGCTGAAGGTGACGCGGCCGATGCGGCTGGACAGGTACGCGCCCGGCACGGCGCCTTTCCGTAATGAGCCGATCCAGAACGCGGTGACGCAGATCGCGGGGGCGTTCACGGTTGAGTGGCTGAGCGCGGAGACCTACCAGGCCGCTTACCAGAGCGATACCGGTGTGGCGATCGAGCAGCGGTTCACCGGCCCCGGCATCGGCAGCGGGTCAGACAAAGCCATGCTCGGGCTCTTGTGCCCGCAGGTGTTCCTGGAGGGCGAGTCGCCGAAGGTCCCGGGGCCGGACGTGCTGACGCAGGCGGTCACGTACACGGGCGAGGACGACGGCGTGAACAACATCCTCCAGGCCACTTACTGGACGCTGGACACGACCGGATGACAGCTCCCCGCAGGCCGCGCGCTGCGCGCAGGTCCCGGGCGCCGCGTACCCCGGGCCTGCGGTCCTACGGTGCCACGACGGGCAGCGTCGGCGGCGGCGAGCTGGTCCAGGCGGCCGAGGAGATCGCGGACGGGGCGCGGCGCAACGCGTCCTGGTCGGCGACGATCCCGGGCAACATCCGCACCGAGCGGCACGACGAGAACCACGTCGACATCGTGGCCGACGCGCCGCCCGCCTACCCGAACGAGACGGGCTCGCGGCACCCGGTATTCGCCCAGGGTCCCGACCGCAGGGACTGGACGTGGGTGAAGGGAAACCTTCGCCCGTTCCTGGCCCCGGCCGCCGAGCAGCGCGCCGGGCCTGCGCTGGCGAAGTACGCGCAGAAGGTTGACCGGATGGTGAGGGAGTCAAGGCTGTGAAGATCGACTTCGACGGGCAGGTCCGGACGCTGGACCTGGTGCACGTGAGCCTGCGTCATGCTCTGGCCATCCAGGAATTCACCGGCCTGACGCTGCTGGCGTGGCAGGAGCGGGTGACCGGCATCGACTTCGGCGCGCTGCCGGAGGGCCTGGACGTGAACGCGCTGATGGGTGCCCTCGGTGACGGCACGGCCGGGATGGCCGACCTGGCCGTCCTCGCCGGGGCGGCTAAGCGGATGCCGCTGTACACCGACGCGGCATGGATCGTGTCCGTCGCCGCGGCGGCGTGGCTGATGCTCGCCCAGTCAGGTGAGGACGTGCCGCCGCTGGACGATGATTTCGACGTCGACGTCCTCGGCTTCTACCTGGCGTTCATGACGGCGACGGGCGAGGAGATGAAGGCGAAGCAGGTCCAGGACAAGCCTGCCCCAAAAGCCTCGGCCGCCCGGCGTACTCCCTCGTCCAGGCAGACCGCCACCCGGAAGACGCTGCCGGCGGCGCCGGCGAACAGGCCGGCGAGCGACCCGGGCGAGTACCCGCCCACCGGGTCCTGACATGCGACCTGAAGCGGATGCGCGCCGAGTACCTGTTCCACCTCGGCCGCCTGTGCCACCTGAAGCCGCCGGACGTCGATGACCTGACGCTCGGC